GTTCAGGATATGATGTTTCATCTTCGGCAGGTGTTTGGGTTCAATTTGCTGTAGTTGGAACAAATACATCTCAAACATTCTACATAAATGGTTCACAGGAGGGAAGTACAATCAATGAGGGTGCTGGTGGAACTACACATTGGGGATGGGGTAATAACGATACTGTTGCTCAACCTTGGGGACATGTTGCCAATATGTATTTCTATAACAGACAATTAAGTCTTTCTGAGATAACACAACAATACAATTATTTAGCACCAAGATTTGTGGAACCAACTCCAACACCTACATCAACATCAACGCCAACAGTTACCCCAACTAACACAACAACACCAACAACAACCACTACGCCAACACCAACTTCAACGCCTAATGCCCCTGTATCAAGTAATCTTGTATTATATTATGACCCAAGTAATTCATCAAGTTACCCTGGTACTGGCACAACAATAAATGATTTATCAGGAAATGGATTAAATGGTTCAATGTCGGGTATTACATATACATCACCATATTTTTCATATAATGGAACTTCATCACAAGTTCTAGTTGATGATAATCCATTATTAGAACCAGGTAGCGGTGATTGGTCAATTGAGTTTTGGGTAAACTATTCAGTACTTGCAGGGTCTAGTAGAATTTTAATAGCAAAAACCGATGGTGGTCTTTCCGCTGAATGGGGATATGGATTAAGAGCCGCCGCGAATGGTAATACGTTTATGGAGATTGGTAATGGAACAACATCACTCCAATCTTCACTTACAGCTTTAACTACTAATACTTGGTATCAAGTTGTGGGTGTATGGACAAATGTTTCAAGTAATTCATTATCCCTTTATGTAAACGGTAATTTAATTGGAAGTATTTCACATTCATTTACAAGTATAAAAAACACTACATCCCCATTATATTTGGGTTCATTTAATGGAGGACAGTTTTCACAATGGCTAAACGGTAGAATGGGTGTTGTTAGGATGTACAATAAATCCTTAACAGGGTCAGAAGTATTACAAAACTTCAATGCGGATAAATCAAAATATGGGTTATAGTACTTAAAAAACAAAACAATATATTTATAGTTAATGGAATTTTTTATTAAAAAAGGTGCAACACTTCCTGTTCTTAAAATGCAAATAGTTAAGGATGGTAGAAACGACTTTCGTAATTTTATGGAAGAATTAGAAAATGCCGTAATTACATTTTCAATGAGAGATGAAGGAACGGGTGTTTTAAAGATTGCATCTAAACCTGCATATATTGTTGAAAAACTTTTTGATAATCCTGACGCACCTGCAGAATATTATATTTATTTTCAATTTACTGAAAGGGATACAAAATCAACAGGACGTTTTGTTGGTGAATTTAGTGTGACAACATCACAGGGAGAACTTATAGTTCCAATTAGAGAAAATCTTTATATTAACGTAACAGATTCTTTTATTAAAACTCAGTACTGTTGTTGATAGTCTTGGTTGGTTAAATTATATTTATCCATGAATGAGTAAGGTAAATGTCGTTAAGTACGACAGCTAATACACCACTCGGAAAGGAAAATATGATATCACAAGAAGAAATTAAGCAGTTTTTAGAGGGTGCTGACCCCGAAGAATTTATCACGTCGATAGAATTCGATTATCAGTCAGATTACATTTACAAAATTAAAGAAGTTCCTGGTAAAGGAAAAGTAATTCAAAGAGACACATTTGTTGCGTTTGCTTGGGTTGGAGACTTGCGTGGTCTAAACTTCTATCAAGGTTCAAAAGGTTTACAAAAAGAAGCAATGACCAAATATGGGATTGTTATTGATAAGCTCGATACTATGGGTGATGAAAGACTTGAAAGAGGTCTTACTTTTTTGGTTAAATCACTCAAAGGATACAGAACATTAATTCAGTTTTTTAGGGATGGTGGGTTAGACCCTTGGGGTGAATCCATGAGGGATAAGGTGTTGTTGTTACCGCCTGTAGAACAATTCTTGGTTCAGAAAGAAAAACGTTTATTTAAAGGATTTGCCGACTATGATGAAATAACTCGTTTGGTATTTGACTTGGAAACTACCTCACTTGAACCTAAAGACGGTAGGATTTTCATGATTGGATTAAAGACCAATAAGGGATACCACAAGGTAATCGAATGTTTAGAAGAAGAACAAGAAAGAGATGGTATAATAGAATTTTTTAGAATAATTGATGAACTTAGACCTTCAATTATTGGTGGATATAACTCATTTAACTTTGACTGGTATTGGATATTCGAGAGATGTAAAGTACTTGGTTTGGATATAAAGAAAGTATGTCACTCGCTTAATCCTGAACGTAGTATAACTCAGTCAAAACAGATATTGAAGTTAGCAAACGAAGTAGAAGATTATCAACAAACTTCTATTTGGGGTTATAATATAATTGATATATTACATTCAGTTCGTAGAGCTCAGGCAATTAATTCAAACATTAAAGCAGCTGGTTTGAAATATATAACACAATTCATTAACGCTGAGGCTGAAGACCGTGTATATATTCAACACACCGATATTGGTTCTATGTACAAAAAGAAAGAAGAATATTGGTTGAACATAAAAAATGGTAATTACAAAAAAGTTGGATTAGACACAAAGGTTGATGAAATTTGTGAAAGAAGAACAGACATCTACATTAAAACAACTGGTGATAATATAGTTGAAAGATATCTTGATGATGACTTGGAAGAAACTCTGATAGTTGATAAAGAATTTAATCAAGCATCTTTCTTACTTGCGTCAATGATTCCAACAACATATGAAAGGGTTTCAACAATGGGAACCGCAACTCTTTGGAAGATGTTGATGGTTGCTTGGTCTTACAAACATGGTTTGGCAATTCCTGAAAAACAAGGAAAGACAGACTTTGTGGGTGGTTTATCACGATTACTTAAAGTTGGTTATTCTAAGAATGTATTGAAACTTGACTTTAGTTCGCTATATCCTTCAATACAACTTGTACACGACGTATTTCCAAAATGTGACGTGACAGGTGCGATGAAAGGTATGTTAAAATATTTCCGTGATACACGTATTCTTTATAAGGAACTTGCAGAAAAGTATGAAAAGACTGACCCAAAACTTTCTGCAACATATTCTAACAAACAATTACCAATTAAGATTTTCATTAACTCGATGTTTGGAGCTTTGTCAGCACCGCAAGTATTCCATTGGGGTGATATGTACATGGGTGAACAGATAACATGTACGGGTAGACAATATCTTCGTCAGATGATTAAATTCTTCATGAAACGTGGATATCAGCCACTCGTAATGGATACTGACGGTGTAAACTTTTCATCACCTGACGATGTTGACACTCACAGATATATTGGTCGTGGATTAAACTGGAAGGTTAAAAAAGACAAAGAATACACAGGTGCGGATGCGGATGTTGCAGAATATAATGATATATTCATGAGAGGTGAAATGGCGTTAGATACCGATGGTGTTTGGCCGTCATGTATAAATGTTGCTCGTAAGAACTACGCGTTGATGACCGATAAAGGAAAAATTAAATTAGTTGGTAACACAATTAAGTCTAAAAAACTTCCTTTATATATTGAGGAATTTTTGGATAAGGGTTTGAAACTGTTATTAAACGGTAAGGGTCAGGAATTTGTGGAATATTATTACGAATATTTAGAAAAAATTGTTAGTATGAAAATTCCGTTAAAGTTGATAGCATCAAGAGCTAAGGTAAAACTAACATTAGATGATTATCGTGTTAGATGTACACAAAAAACCAAAGCGGGTAGTTTGATGTCGAGAATGGCACATATGGAATTAGCAATTCGTGATGGGTTAAATGTTAACTTGGGTGATGTAATTTATTATGTTAATAATGGTACAAGAGCATCACATGGTGATGTACAAAAAAAGACAGACTCTTTAGTAATTAATTGTTACAGATTAGATAACGAAGAATTAGAAAAAAATCCTGATTTGACGGGTGAATATAATGTACCAAGAGCTGTCGTTACATTTAATAAAAGATTGGAACCATTAATGGTTGTTTTTAAAGATGATGTGAGAAATACTTTATTGGTTGATGACCCGTCAAAAAGAGAATTCTTTACTAAAGAACAATGTGAACTTGTTAATGGATATCCATTAGGTGATGGTGACCAAGATAGATTGTTTGAAGATGTTTTAGAAATATCCCCTGATGAATTAAAGTATTGGAAAAAAAGAGGTTTAGAACCTGATTATATATACGAATTAGCTGAAGAAGGGTGGTCAGAATCTTTAACTGAGTTTCAAACCGTCTGAAGATAATATATACCAAGAACCACCCATGAAGTAGAATTCGACACAAGCACCTTTGTTGATTTCTACTTCATCAAATTCTTCGTCAATTTTATTTCTATCGGGTTTTATTAAAACGCGTGTTAACGCTTTAACAACAACATGGTCACTTGTCTTACTATCTAAAATTAATTCACAAAAATCAACACCTTTGATTACAATGGCATATTCGCCATTTGTTTTATAAAATGATTCTGAAATTAATAAATTTTCAGATGTATTAATTTCAACACCATTTATTATTCTTTTAGATGGTATACTTCTTAATAATGGCATTATATTACGTAAAAATTACCAGGTGTTGCTCTAAACTTTAATTGTTTATTTAAGTTTTCGGCCAATAAAGCTTCTCTTTCCATTACTTTTTCAGGTCTTAATCTAGTGAGTTGTCCTTCAGCGCCAATTAATTCTTCTATTAATTTTGCTCTTTCATCTTTTGCTTCAGTTGCTAAAGATGCAAAATCTAATGTTAATTCAGAATCGGGTGTTTTAAGATTACCACTGTATTTTCCCCAAATACGAGAAAGAGTTTCTTTACAATATGCGGTAAACCATCTTCTAACCCACTGTTGTGCGGGAACGTTTAATTCTGACCAAGAAAGTTCTTCTAATGGTATATCTGATGGTAATTTTACAATATCAGGGTTTTGTGCTAAACAATCATCTCTGTCAGCATCTATAGTATCATAATACCAATACCAACATCTATATTGATTAAATGTGATGTTTGAAAAATCAAATCTACCACCTGGTGTATTATACAAATGAACTATTTTTTTTCCATCAGGTGCTGCGGTAATTCTATAAGTTAAATCACCGATAATGATTCTTTGTTTAATATTTCTGTCCGCCATTCTTAAAAGAACGTCAAATGCTGGCATCATAAAATAACTTCCACCAACACCAAACTGTGCATATCCTGAAGGTCCTCCTAATCCTGTTCCTCCAAATCCATATAATCCGCCCATAAATGGGTCAAAAAACGTGTCATTCAATTCCGCCCTTGAAAACCACAATAGTTCGTTAATTTCTCTACCTTTAGGTATTTCATATAATTGTTGATTTGGAACCAAATCAAAATAATCTTTTTTCAAAACCCAAGGACCTCCAGCTTGTAAACCAACAATCTTAGAGTATGCGTAGGTATATTGTGTTTCCCAATCTAAACTACGTGTAATAAGTGCATTTGCTACAGAACGCTCATCTAAATTCAAACCATTAAGTGATGTCCATTGAGAATCAATTAACCAATTTAAAACATATTGTGTATAGTCACCAATAGCGAGTTCCATTAACGAATCCATTTGTTCGTCTTCTAACTCAACACCTCTTACAGGTGCACCAAGAAGATTTCTAATTCTTCTATATAGTCTACTTCTTTCGGGTTCTTGAATAATTGTCATTACATATAAATATTAAACAGATTTAATTTCGCTTTCTTTTGGAAAAACGTAATTCCCATCTAATATTTTTGTTTTGTCATTTTTAAAAACAACAGTTTTATTTGTATTATTAAAAACTAAAAAATCTGTTTTATATTTTTTGGTTGCACTTGAACCAAAAACCATAATTTCAGTTGGAGATATTTCCTTAATACCACTAAATGGTTTTATTTGAGCTGTTAATCTTTTCCCATTGATATTAATAATTGCATCAACACCTGAAATCATATCTTCCTCGCTACCAAGTCCGCCAATTTTGTGTACATCATCCGTATTAAAAATTTTTTTAAGTTGGATTATTGTTTCATCTTCCCTTTTTTCACCCCTCTCGTCAGTTTCCTTCAGTTTTTTCATAATTTCTTGAAAGGTTTTAGAAGTAGATAAATTAAAAATTCTATCTTTTAACATAACTAAATACTCACTGAATCTTTCAACTTCTTCTAATTGTTGTTGTTTATTATCTTGACTAAACATAATTGGTTTGTGTCCTTTAGATTTTAAGAAAACATTTAGGTCATTTATTAAAATACAGAATGAACTGTAATTTGTATTTAATTTATTAATAACTGAACGACCTGGTGTTCCAAAATCATATATACCCGACATTGAACCTGGTTCATATTGGTCTTTTTCCTTCCAATATTCAGGATAAACATCTTTTAGAATACCATTAATGGTATTCATGAATTTATATTTAACCTGTGGGTTTGTTGAAAATAATCTATTAATTTCTTTTACTTGTGTTGTATTACATCCCATACTTTTTTCCCCTTCTGTTAGAAGTCTATTCATTAATTTTTCTTCATTAAGTTTCTTTTCTGTTCGAGATAACAATAAAGAATTAACAAATTCCCAATTTATAACCAAGAAAAATTTATCAATATATTCGTCTTTCTTGTTTTGATATTTTAAATAATATGCGTGTTCCCAAAGGTCTAATCCTAAAATTGGATATCCACCATCTTTAATAACATTCATTAATGGATTATCCTGATTTGGTGTTGTAATAATTTTTAATTTACCACTTTTAGAAATAATCAACCAACACCATCCTGAACCAAAATTTGTTTTTGCTTTTTCTATGAATTGTTTTTTAAATTCTTCATATGTTCCAAAATCTTTGATAATTTTTTCTAAGATTTCGCCTTTAATTTTTTGTCTTTTTGGTGTTAACATTTTCCAAAACAATGCGTGGTTAAACGCACCACCCGCATTATTTCTAACTGTTTTGTTGTATCTTGAGATACCTCTAACGATTTCTTCAAGTTCCAAATCGGCACCTTTAACTTTTTCTAAGGCTTTGTTTAGTTTATCTACGTAACCCTTGTAATGTTTGTTATAATGAACATTCATTGTTTTGGGGTCAATAAATCTTTGAAGGGAAGAATATGAATATGGTAATTTTTCAATACCAATTTTTTTCATTTCTTCGATAATTTCTTTTTGTTCTGTTAAGAGTTTTTCGTTTTTGTTTTCAACACCTTCTATTATGCTTTGAACTTCTTCTATTTCGGCTTCTAACTTTTTTAACTTCATAAGTTTTTCTTTTATTATAAATAAATAGAAGATTACAAAACTTTATCTACGGTCATGTATTTTGGATATTATTTCTTGTACAATGTCAGCCCTTGATATATTATCACCCATTACGGTTTCAAAAATATTTTTCTTATGATTTAAAATATCATATATAACCCCCTCGATTGTGTTTTCAAATATTGGGTAATAAACGGACACATTTGATTTCTGTCCGTATCTATAACTTCTATCTTCGGCTTGTGAGTGGTCTGATGGTACAAATGATAAGTCATTCATTATAACCGCTTCAGCAGCCGTAAGTGTTATACCAACACCAGCGGCTTTCAGGTTTCCAACAAACACTTTAATATTTTCATCGTTTTGAAATCTGTCTACAGCATCCTGTCTTTGTTTTGGACTACAAGAACCATCTAGGTAAACAGAGTTTTTATTAAAATGTGAATGTATGGTTTGTAATGTTTCAGTAAAGTTTGTAAAAACTATTACTTTTTTATCTTGTTCTAATATGTTTTCAATTAATTCTATTGTTGAGTTTATTTTTTCTTTTGCAATTACTTGTCTAACTTTTGTCAGTTTTGTAAACTGAACCGTTAGTGAACCGCTTTCGTCAGGGTTTTTATCATACCAATCATAATATTCACCCATTAATTCTTCGTATTCTTTTGATTTTAATCTCAAATAAACGGGTGTAATAATTTTATCAGGTAAATCTAAAACATCCGTTTTTAATCTTCTTAATACTTGTTTTGATGTTCTATCTCTTAATTCTTCTAAATGTGATGCACCTGTAACATTCCAAACTTTCCTATTTCCAACTTTAAATTGATAACCATTACAGTATCTAACAACATATGCCATCCAATTTGCAGCAACGGGAGACTCAATTAAATTCAAAAGATTGTAATAGTTCATTGGTCTTGATGTCATTGGTGTTCCTGTTAATAACCAAAGACGGTCAACATCTTTAACAAAACTATTAATTAATTTTGTTCTTTGTGCTGAACTATTTTGAATGTAATGTGCTTCATCAATTATTATTAAATCAAAATTACTTTTTAATATTAGTGAATTTTCTTTATTTTGTGGGTCGTGAAAATTTTTGATGATGTCATAATTGACAATAACAAAATCTGAATCTTCATATTTTTTTCCGTCACAAATATAAATTGGTCTATCGGTATAGTTTTGAATTTCCCTTTGCCAATTAATTTTTAAAGATGCGGGACAAATTATTAAAACTTTTTTTGCTTCTGTTTCTAAAGCGGCAACAACGGTTGAAGTTGTTTTCCCCAAACCCATGTCATCAGCTAAAATAAATCTTTTAGTTCTAACCAATTTATTTACCGCCTCAATTTGATGGGATAACATTGGTCTATGTGAATACTTTGAAAAATCAACTTCTTTATAGTATTGTTCAGGGTTTTTAATAATGGCAACTTTTGGAATCCAAAAATCTGTTAGTTGTTCACTTTCAAAAAATTTACCCCAAACATGGTATGATTTATCTTTTTCAACCAATAACTTTTCAACCCAAACTTGTTTTGGTGGTTCGGTATAAAGTTTTTCGTTTGCAATTTTTTCTGAAAAATAAGAATCAAGTTCGACCCACTTTCTTGCAACTTTTGGAACTGAATTATAATGTGAAATAACATATTCACATTGACTTCTTGTTGGTATTCCTTTTTTATTTGGTCCGTATATTGACTTAAGTTTTAGTATGTAATTATTTGCACCATCATAGGTCTCTAATATCTTAAGAGCCTTTTGTTCAACCAAAAGTGATGATTCTATTGTTACACTATCGGACATTAATTACTTTAATAATAATCATTTTTGTTGTATTTATCAATAATGAGCAACAAAGTACCAATTACTCGTATATCTAAATTCTTTGGCGAAAAAGATTTCCAATTAAATATTGCCATGGGTGAAGAATGGTTATTAGGTGATATGAACTTTACGGTTGTACTTTATCGTGTTGACAGGTCAAAAACCAATCAAGACGATGTATATGGTGAAGCTTTAACTGATAGTATAAATTTTTTACCTCCTGTTGAAATCAAAGGTTATGTTCAGGTTGAAGCACCGACTCAAGCAACTTTTGGGGATTCAAGATTATCACAAACAGAACCTGGTAATATGAAATTAAGCGTGTACCTACACACATTAGAAGAATTAGGTGTTCAAATTAATTATGGTGATTATATTGGGTATGCTGAAACTGAAAGTAAAATGAGATACTATACAGTTGCGGATGACGGAAGGATTGTTTCTGATAATAAACACACTTATGGTGGGTACAAACCATATTACAGAACATTTGTTTGTACACCAGTAAGTGAAGACGAATTTAAAGGAATCTAATGGCACTACCTAAAAAATTAGTAAAAAACATATCTTTGACACCTGTTAAAATATTGGGGGAAAGAAGAGAAGAATTGTTAGAAATGATTCAAAAGGACGGTACATATCTTCCAAAAGGTATTTACCACGCTGATTTAGACAGGGCAATGTTAGACTTTGTTAAAGACACTTTAGGTATTACGGTTGATAGTAAAAAGGTAAATACTGTTGATGTTATTATAACAACACAAAACTGGTCTCAATTTACTCAGACTTGGAATTTCCAAGATTTAGATAACAATATTTCCCCACCATTTGTTGCTACAGTTAGAAAACCTGAAACACCTTATGGTACAAATCAAGGTACATCTTTTAAAATACCTGGCAGACCAACATTCCAATACGCCTTAGTTCCGACATTTGATGGAACAAGAAATGGGTATGATGTTTATAAAATACCACAACCTACACCCGTTGATATTACATACGAAGTTAAAATATTCACCAACAGGATGAGAGAATTAAATGCGTTTAATAAAAAAATATTAGAAACATTTGGTTCAAAACAAGCATATACTAATGTTAATGGAAGATATATTCCAATTATAATGGAAAATATAAACGACCAATCAATTAACGATTTACAAAAAAGACGATATTATATTCAAAGTTATACTTTTAAAATGTTGGGTATTTTACTTGATGAGGCAGAATTTGAAGTTGCACCTGCAGTTTCAAGAGTACTACAGATGGTTGATGTTGGTATTAAAACAAGACAAAGATTTGCGGAATCACCAAACCCAAATGAAAATAAAATAGAGGGATTGTATCAATACATTAATGGTAATACACAACTTACCGACACAATGCAATATAACTATGATTATTATTTTATTGAAAAAAGTAATATTGATACATACTCTGTTTATATTAACAATAATTTTATTGGTTCAGATTTAGATTATTTTCAAACCAACACAAATGATGTTTTAAGAATTGAGGTGACTTACGATAATTCATCAAACGATGGTTTTATTCTTTTTGACAAAAAGTTAGTCTAACGGTTCTCCGTATATGTCCTTTTTTATTTGACAATTTTCTTTAATTATACTTTCTAAAAATCCATATATTTTATACCCCTTCTTATCACAATACTCTTTTAGTATCTGATGAGATTCAATAGAAATCTTAATATTTTTTATTTTCTTTGGGGTTTTTTTCATAAAGCAGAAAAAAGGCAGAATTTATTCATACCATATTATAAATATAAGCGGTATAATAAGATTTTTGAAAAAATCAACAATATTTATGTATAAAAATAAAACCTTAAAAAGAAAAAAATAATTAGTAATGGCAACATCCAATAAAGTATTCGTTTCACCTGGAGTATACACTTCAGAACGTGATTTATCATTTGTAGCACAAAGCGTAGGTGTTACTACATTAGGTATTGTGGGAGAAACATTAAAAGGTCCCGCTTTCGAACCTATATTCATAACAAATTTTGATGAGTTCCAAGCAGTGTTTGGAGGAACATTACCTGAAAAATTTGTTAACACTCAAATTCCAAAATACGAAGCGGCTTATATCGCTAAATCTTATTTACAACAATCAAATCAGTTGTTTGTAACAAGAGTGTTAGGTTTGTCGGGTTATGATGCGGGTCCGTCTTGGTCAATTATTTCAGTTGCTAACGTAAATGGAGTTACTGTTGAACAAGATAGTACTGTATCTCCTGTTACTGTTACATTTACAGGAAGTACAGGTACAACTGCAGTATCATTTGGTTCGTTCTCTTCAGCAATATTTAATAATGACTTAAATGACGCTCAAACATTATCGGGTGGTTCTACAACTACAATTCAATCACAGATTAACACTTTTGTTAAATCAGTAATGAGTAGTCAATCAACAAGTGGAACTTCAGCTTATGTGTTTGGTACTTTGGATGATACAACATATAATACCTTAACAGGTGCTGGATATACAGGTTTAACTAACGTATGGAATGTACCATCAATGAAAGATGCTAATACTTCATATTCAAGTAGAAACAATGATTTTTGGTATTATTCACAGTTTGACCCAACAACAGGTAATAACTACAGTGGTTATTCATTCAGTGTTGCGGTTGGTTCGTTATCGGGTAGTGCTTTTGGTACTGTAGGACAATTTTCAGGTTCAGTTACAATATCCGCAAGTACACAAGTTGGTACCGCATTTACAGATTGGAATAATGTTGTTTTAGCAACTTTACGTTCAAGAGGTATTTCACCTTATAGTGACTCAACAAATCCTGATTATCAAGTTACAGGTTCAACAGATGTAATTATTGATTTGTCAGGTGTTTATTCAGGAACAACAAAAACACCTTATGGGGCATTTGCAATTTCAGGTATAACATATGAAGGTGAAACATTTAACTTTAAAACATCACTTGATGAGACAGATACAAATTATGTTTCAAAAGTATTTGGATTATCTAACTTCGGAAAAAATAGAACTGATGTTCCTTTATTTGTTGAAGAAGAATATAGTAGTATGTTAAACTATGGATACAAAATGGGTTATGTTAGAGGTATTGGTAGTTCTTTAGTTGATTTACCATCGGCTCAAGATGACAATTCAACAAACACATCAATTGGTTGGTATTTAGAACAATATCAAACACCTGAAACACCATATCTTGTTTCCGAATTACGTGGTAACACAGTTTACGACTTATTTAAATTTATATCAATTTCTGACGGTAACGCAGCAAACGCTGAAATAAAAATTTCAATTTTGAATGTTTCTTTTAATAACGGAACTTTTGATGTTGGAATTAGAAGTTTTGATGATACAGACCAAAATCCTGTTTTCTTAGAAAAGTTTACAAATTGTTCTATGAACCCAGCTAACAATAGTTTCATTGGTGTTAAAATAGGAACTAGTGATGGTGAATATCAGGTTCGTTCTAAATATGTAATGTTAGAATTAAATCCTGAAGCACCTGTAGACGCATTACCTTGTGGATTTAGAGGTTACCCATTAAGAACATATAGCGGTGTAAATTCACCATTCCCAATATATAAAACACAATATGAAACTACAGGAGAACCAACATTCTATCCACCATTTGGTTCACAACAAGTAAGTTCAGGAGATAAGATAAACAGAACATACTTAGGTATATCCAATACTGTTGGTATCGACCAAACATATTTTGATTACAAAGGTAAACAAAATCCTAATGATTTGGCAACTGCAACAAGTTCAAATCCTTGGGCATATTTGTCAAAAGGTTACCATTTAGACTCAGGAGCAACTGTTGTTACAATACCTAACACATATAGTACTTCAGGTACTTCAGCATTTGAAGTTGGTAACTATCCGTTTACTTCAGAACCAACAGACCCAACAAGTCCATATTATAGACTTAGTGGTAGAAAATTCACTTTGGTTCCTGCTGGTGGTTTTGATGGTTGGGATATCTACAGAGAATACAGAACAAACGGTGATAACTTTATTGTTGGTGGTTCAGGTTTCTTAAGAGGTTTCGCACCAACATCACAATTCCCTACCGCTACAGGTTGGGGGGCGTTCAAGAAAATAACAGTTCAAGGAAACTCAACTGATTGGGCGAACACTGATTATTACGCATACTTGTTAGGTCAACAGACATTCGCAAACCCACAAGCGGTTAACATTAACATATTTGTAACTCCAGGTATTGATTTCGTATCAAACTCAAATCTTGTAGAAGATGCTATTGATATGATTGAAAATGAAAGAGCGGATTCATTATACATTATGACATGTCCTGACTACAACATGTTTGTTCCTACGAGTACAAATGTAAACGACGCATACTTCCCACAAGAAGCGGTAGATAATTTGGAAAATACTGGAATAGATTCTAACTATACTTGTACATATTATCCTTGGGTATTAACAAGGGATACAGTAAACAACACACAAATTTACCTTCCACCAACTGCGGAAGTTTGTAGAAACTTGGCTTTAACTGACAACATAGCATTCCCTTGGTTCGCATCTGCGGGTTACACAAGAGGTTTAGTGAATTCAATTAAAGCAAGAAAGAAACTAACTCAAGAAGATAGAGATGTACTTTATCAAGGTCATATTAACCCAATTGCAACATTCTCTGATGTTGGAACAGTTATTTGGGGTAACAAGACAACTCAAATCGCTGAATCAGCACTTGATAGAATTAACGTTAGAAGATTGTTGTTACAAGCTCGTAAGTTAATTTCAGCAGTTGCGGTTAGATTGTTGTTTGAACAAAATGATGATAAAGTAAGACAAGATTTCTTGGATTCTGTTAACCCAATATTAGATTCAATTAGACGAGATAGAGGTTTGATTGACTTTAGAGTTGTTGTTACAAACACACCTGAAGACTTAGACAGAAACCAAATGACAGGTAAGATTTACCTTAAACCAACAAAAGCTCTTGAATTCATTGATATTGAATTCTTGATTACACCATCAGGAGCATCATTTGAAAACATTTAATAAATTATGGGGGTGAGATTTTTCTTACCCCCAACTATTTAAAATAAAAGAAATATGAAATTCACAAAAAAAACATTGTTTGAAAACGTTAATGTAAAAACAGACGGTAAAAAAACTTATTCTGACAAACCACAATCTGTAATAGTTACAGAATCACAATTAGAAAGAATTATTCAAAAACTTATTGGTAAAAAATGATTTTAGAAAAAATTGTTAGAAAAAATTTATTACGTATTTATGAAGGTTTAGACCCTGAAAAGTTACCTGACAACAAATACTATGCTTTTGATTGGGATGATAATGTAATGAACATGCCAACAAAGATTATGGTGGTAGATAATGAAGGTAATGAATTGGGTATATCTACTGAAGATTTTGCAGAATATAGACATCAATTAGGTAAAGAACCTTTTGTATATAACGGTAAAAACGTAGTTGGTTATGCATCAAATCCTTTCAGAAACTTCAGAGGTGAAGGGGAACAACAATTTTTGGAAGATGTATTGGTGGCAAGTTTTGGTCCATCATGGGACGATTTTGTTGAGTGTATCAATGGAGGGTCAATTTTTGCAATAATTACCGCAAGGGGTCACAACCCTGAGATTTTAAAAGAAGCGGTGTACCGTTTAATTAAAAACGATATTGGTGGTTTGGACCAAGAAAAATTAGTTCAATCACTTAAAGACTATAGAGAATTATCAGGTGAAGATATTAAAGATGACGAAACATTAATAAAAGAATATTTGGATATGTGTAAATTCCATCCTGTTTCATTTGGTACAGGAGCTGAAGCAAATCCTGAAGAAGGGAAAATCGTTGCTTTGAGGGATTTTATTTCATATGTAAAAAAGTTGTCAATGGATTTGGGTGGGAAAGTATTGTTCAAAAATGACGTGTCCAATAATTTTGTGATACCAAAAATAGGGTTTTCTGACGACGACTTAAAAAACATAGAAAAAGTTAAGGAGTTCTTAGCTAAAGAATTTGGTAAAGAAAGCCCAGTACAAACATATTTAACTAAATCTAATATAAAAACTAGATATTAAATAAATAATTAACTAATAAACTAGAACGCCTAGGAAATATATGACGAAAAAAACCAAATAGTCAATATTTATAAGAAAAATAAACTAAAATAAAATAAAAAATAATAGAAATAAGATATGGCTGATTTATTAATGAAAATGCCCGACCCATACGAACCGAAACGAATCAATCGATTTATTCTTACGTTTCCATCTTCTTTGGGTATTAATTCTTGGTATGTTGAATCAACAGCACGTCCAAGTATAACAATAAAATCAACAGAGATTCCATTTTTGAATACAAAAACTTATGTTGCAGGTCAATTTGAATGGGGTGAAATTAACGTGACTTTCCGTGACCCTATAGGACCGTCTGCGGCACAAGCATTAATGGAATGGGTACGTTTACACGCTGAATCAGTTACAGGTCGTATGGGATATGCTGCGGGATATAAAAAAGACATTACATTAGAAATGTTAGACCCAACTGGAGTTGCGGTTGAAAAATGGATAATGCAAGGTTGTTTTTTAACTAAAGCTGATTTCCAAGGATTGGATTATGGACAAGACGGTTTACAAAAAATACAAGTTTCTATGAGACCTGACCGTTGTATTTTGGTTTATTAATATTTACAAAAAATATATTTTATTTATATTTAAAGCCAGGACTAACCCTGGCTTTTTTTTATGAATAACGAAAAAGAATACGGACAAATGAATTTTAACCTACCACACGATGTGGTACCACTTCCTTCACAAGGAATTTTTTACAAAAATAAAAAGAAAACTGTTAAAGTAGGTTATTTAACCGCATTAGATGAAAATTTATTATTATCTAATAATTTTGGTGGTTCAGATTTAATTTCACAATTATTAAGAAATAAAGTTTTTGAACCTGACTTAAGAATTGATGATATGTTAACGGGAGACATTGAAGCAATTTTATTATTTTTAAGAAACACAGCATTCGGGACAAACTATGGTGTTTCCGTTTTAGACCCAATAACAGGAAAAAGGTTTGAATCAGTTGTTGATTTAAGTGAAATGAACATAAAAAAAGTAGAACAAAAACCAGACGAACACGGATTTTTTACCACAGTTTTACCAACATCAAATGACACGGTTCAAATTAAGTTATTAACTTACGGTGAAGAAGCAATAATAGATAAAGAATTAAGTGTTTATCCAAACGGAATAACAAAACCAATAATTACAAGAAAATTAGAATCTCAAATAGTTTCAGTTAATGGTTCTACAGATAGGAATATGATATCAACATATATTACAATGATGCCAATCGCTGATTCAAAATTTATTAGAAAATTTTCATCTGACGTTGAACCAAGATTAGATTTAAACAAAAAAATACAAACCCCGTCAGGAGAACTAATTGATGTTGCCATCAATTTTGGGGTAGAGTTTTTTCGGCCTTTCTTCGCAATATAGTAAAGTAATATTAGACGAATTATATTTTTTAATTAAAGACGGATTTACATATTCCGACTTAATGTCAATGCCCACATATCAAAGAAAATATTTTTTGGGTAAAATATTGGAAAGACACGATATAGACAAATAACTAAAAAAAATAATATTGTCTATTTATTATTATGATGTTAC